GTTCGATGCTCTGGGCCCGGCGGCCAGCGAGACGATCCGCCACGAGTTGGTCAGCGGCCTGGCGCTAGGGCAGAACCCGCGGGATGTGGCTCGACGCTGCCGCGAGGCGCTGAATGGCAACCGCGTGCGAGCCGAAACCATCGCGCGGACGGAAATGCTGCGGGTGTATCGTGAGGCGACGCGGCAGAACTATTTGGCCAACAGGGATGTGGTTAAAGGGTGGCTGTGGCATGCGGCACGTGATGAGCGCACGTGTGCCATATGCTGGGCAATGCATGGCACAGAGCACACGCTCGATGAGCGTCTGGACGATCATCCCCGTGGCCGCTGTGCGATGGTGCCGTTGACGAAAACGTGGAGGGAGCTGGGTTTCGGGGGTGTACCAGAGACGCAACTCGAAATCGAGTCTGGCGAGTCGCTTTTTGCCGAGTTGAGCGAGGAGCAGCAGCGGAGGGTTCTGGGGGGTGCTGCATTCGAAGCGTACAGGGCTGGCCGGGTGCGGCTTGCGGATTTCGTGGGGCAGAAGAGTGACCCACGCTGGGGGACGATGCGCTACACGCGCAGCTTGAGGGAGATATTGGGGGCGAGCGAGGCGAAGAAATGGTACGGTAGAGCCATAGAGGCAAAGCGGGCAACCACCTTGAGCCAACATCCGGTTGATCGGTTGATCAGAGATATTATACGTTCTGGGCAACCAGCTTCTATAGCCGAAGTAGAGCAGATAACAATGCGCATAGCCCAAGCAGAATTTCCTACGGCAACGCAGCATCTTGGCAAAAGGGTACGGGAATGTCAGTGGGCACAGGGCACTACCGAGGCGGAATATAAAGCCGATCTGCAGAATGCTATCATGCATGGTAATGCCCGCGTGGGTGTTTATGTGCGTCGAGGTGGTCATATGGTTGCTGTTATTGCCGAGACAGACAAAATTATCCCCGACGTCCGCCAAGGCACTAGCTCTGAGCCATTACTCTTCGTTGCGTATTCGGCGGATCGTGGTATAATTATTACTGGGTATCAGACTAGCGCATTGGAAAAGATCAGCTTGCCGGAGAATGTTCGGTGGCTCAAGTAAAGGTTGTTTCTCGGGAATACATTGATTCCCTTCTGGATTATCTAATTGATGCGTGGAAGGGCCTGCCCCAAGCCGGGCGCGATATTGATAAGTGGGACTTGATCGAGCAGATCGACTATGTGGAAGAATGGACTCCTAAGGTCGATTTGCTTAACAGGTTGGAAGGTTACGCGGCTGATGGTTTGCTGGATAATCAGCAAAAGTTGCGTCTAGCTGAGCTGCGTCATCTGGTTGGCGAGTATCAGCCGATCTTGACTCGCTTGCGGCAGAGTTAGTTGACGCGATACCCCAAGTTGTCGTAGAATATAGCTAATCGAATAGCCAAAACGCCTGGAAATGAAGGGCACACGCCGAGGGAAACCCGGCGGGGTGCCCTTTTTGTTTGGGTTCAGTTAGGGAGGTGTACATGCCATTCAGCGGCAAACCGTGGGGCAGTATCTCGGAGAGTGACTATAAGGACGCGGACGCGTTCTGCGCCGCGTGCTTGATTGACCTCAACGAGCCTGGCGCTCAGAAGGTCAAGGCGAAATGCAAGCTGCCGGTGAAAGAGCCGGGCGGGCAGTACAACGTGAATGCGATACATGCGGCAGCGGCGGCTCTGGCGGGAGCGCGCGGCGGGGTGGATGCGCCGCCGGAGGAGAAGCGCAAGGCGGCACGCCGGTTGGTACGCCTCTATGCCGAGATGAAAGAGGAGCCACCGGAAAGCTTACGGCGGCTAGCCGGACTATAACGCGACGACGGCGGTAACAGTCGGAGGAGAATGGAGATGCCAGAGGATACGGGTGTCGTCCAAAACGCGAACGACGGCGGTCAACGGTCGGAAGGGCGCACGTTTACTCAGGTGGAGGTTGATGCTTTTGTTGCCGAGCGGGCCAAGCATGCCAAGAGTGCGGCCATTACGGAGTTGCTCCAGGAGCTTGGGGTGAGCAAGCCGGAAGAGCTCAAGGCCTCGCTGGCCGAGTATCGCAAGCTGAAAGAGTCACAGAAGAGCGATGTCGAGAAATTGACACAGATAGCCAGCGAGCACGAGCGGCGAGCGATTGCCGCCGAGAGCCAGATCGCAGCAACCGAGATCAAGGCCGACTTTGTGGAGAAGGCAGTCGCGGCGGGGGTGACCGACATCCGGCTGGCGTATCTAGCAGCTCAGGCTGAAGGCCTGCTCGGTAGCTACGACCCCGACAAAGGGGTCGGCAAGCACAACCTCGAGGAACTGAAGAAGCGGTATCCTCATCTGTTCCGCGCCACGACCGGCGGGTCGGCTGACGCTGGCGCCGGTGGCAGCGGGAAGATCGGTGGGGACATGAATGCATGGATCAGGCGGGCCGCAGGCCGCGCCTAGAAGGAGAGTACGATGCCCGTTTATAACTCATTGATCGACAGAACCGATGCTGCTCCGCTGATGCCCGAGGAGGCGTCGCGGCAGATCATCCAAGCGTTGCCGCAGCAATCGGCGGCGCTGCGGTTGTTCCGCCAGGTGACCATGAGTCGGGCACAGCAGCGCATGCCAGTGCTGGCGGCTCTGGCTACGGCCTACTTTGTTGGCAGCGATACAGGCCTGAAGCAGACCACGGAGATCAGCTGGCAGAACAAGTACCTGAACGCCGAAGAGCTGGCGGTCATCGTGCCGGTGCCGCAAGCCGTGCTCGATGACAGCGACTTCGACATCTGGGGCGAGGTAAGGCCCCGGCTGGTGGAGGCCTTCGGGCGAGCGCTCGATGCGGCCATCTTTTTCGGCACGAACAAGCCTGCCACCTGGCCGGACGACATCGTGACGGCGGCCACTGCTGCTGGCAACAGTGTCGCTCTGGGTACGGGAGTTGACATCGCTGACGACATCGGTAGTACCGATGGTATCATGGCGAAGGTCGAGAACGACGGGTTCGATGTCAACTTCTTCGTCGGCGCAACGTCGGTCAAGGCCCAGTTGCGGGGGCTGCGGACGACCGATGGCGTGCTGATCTTCCAGCCATCGCTGACGGCGGGAACGCCGAACTCACTCTACGGCCAGCCACTGGAGTTCCCGCAAAACGGCGCGTGGGACGCGACTAAGGCCCTGCTGATCTGCGGTGATCGCACGCAAGGGATCATCGGCCTGCGACAGGACATCCAGGTGCGGCTCCTGGACCAGGCAGTGATCCAGGACGGGAGTGGGACCATCGTCTACAACCTGGCGCAGCAGGATATGGTCGCGCTGCGGGCGACGATGCGGGTGGCTTGGCAGGTGGCGAACCCGATCACGAACCTGCAGACGGATGACGATCTGCGCTACCCGTTTGCAGTTCTCACGCCGGCTGCGGGGTCTGGTAGCTGATGACCAGGTACACGCCGGTAGGCTCGCCGGAGCAGTACCGGCTGCCGATTGACGCTGTGGCTGGGCGCGTGCACTTTCTCGACCACCTGGCCCCAGTCTGGGCGGCGCTGTCGGTCGAGCGTCGGGGGACGTTCTGGGTCAAGCCAGACGTGTTGGAATACGCTCAGCTGCGTGGTGTAGATGCGGTACCGTTGCCGGGTCGTGATGTGCCCGGCAACGGGCCCGTCCTGTGCGCAGCGTACTCGGATCTGGAGAGGGCGGCAATCAGACAAAGGCCGCTAATCCTGATGGAGCACGGCTGCGGGCTGTCGTTCCCGGAGCATCATGCGGGGTACGCTGGGGGCCAGGGGTTACGGGCACGGGTGAGTCTGTTCATCGCACCGAATGAGATTACAGCAGCCAAGACGCGAGCGACTTTCCCGACGGCTCCACAGGTGATTGCAGGGACGCCGAAGCTGGACGCCTGGCACCAGAAGCCGAAGAAGCGGCGGCCTCGAAAGCCTACAGTGGCAATCAGCTTCCACTGGGATGGCAGCCGAGTCTGTCCAGAGGCGGGGACGGCCTGGCCATACTATCGTGACGCGCTGCCAGAATTGGCAACAGCATACCAGCTACTTGGCCACGGGCACCCAAAAATCATCGACGAACTGGCGCCGGAGTACGAGCGCTTGGGGATCGAAGTTGTCAGAGATTTCGAGGAGATACTGGAGCGGGCTGATCTCTACGTCAACGACTGCTCCAGCACGCTATACGAGTTTGCGAGTCTCGACCGGCCTGTGGTCGTGTTGAATGCTCCATGGTTTCGGCGGGATGTGGACTATGGCCTACGGTTCTGGTTGTACTCCGATATCGGGGTTGAGTGCAACGAACCGACGCATCTGGTGGACGCAGTAGCAGAGGCATGGGTGGATGCCCCCGAGCGACAGGCGCGACGGCGAGAGATCAGCGAGGCTCTGTATCCGAATCGCGGGCGCGCGGCGGCGGTCGCGGCAGCGGGGATCATTGCTCACTGCGAAGCGATGGTGAGCAAGCCTCCGGTGCGGGAACGACCAGCAGCGTGGAGAGGGTGGCGATGAGTGAGCAGTTGCTGGTGTTGCCAGAGCATGATTGTCTGTGCGCGCTGCTCAGCGGTGCAGGCAACTCGACGGAGGGAATCTGGGACATCGAGGGCCAGCATCTGGCATGGCTGGCGTCGCAGGTGCCTGCGGGTCTGAGTATCGTCGAGATTGGTAGTCACAAGGGCAAGAGCACGTGTTTTCTGGCAGCGGGATCACGAGCCGGGCATGGTGCTCATGTCTACGCGATCGACCTGTGGACCCTTGGGAAGGGACGCACATATGACCACTATCATGCCGAAGAGACCTGGCAGATGTTCCTGCGGCAGACGGAGCCATACCGCGATCTGATCACGCCGGTACGGATGGACTCCTTGGAGGCTGCGAAGCGTCGTCGGCGTCCTATTGGGCTGCTGTTCATCGATGCCGATCACCACTTCAAACCATGCCTGGCAGATTATCGGGCGTGGCACGGCTTTATCCCATCTGGCGGATACATTGCCTTTCACGACTACACTCCGCGCTACGGGGTCAAACGAGTGATCGACGAGGTGGTTATCCCGTCAGGGTTGTGGGAAGACGCACATGTGTATGGCCGCATCTGGTCGGCGCGGAGGCGGTAGATGACCGAAGCAGAAGCGTTAGCCCGACTCAAGCGAATGACCGACGCGGACAGCGAACCGGCTTTGACCGAAGGTGACCTGGCCGACTGCTTGGCCATGTCAAAGTTGGTAGACGCTGACGGGCTGGCGCCTTCCGACCCCAGCTGGACCCCGACTTGGGACTTGAATCGCGGTGCTGCTGAGGGTTGGCGGCGAAAAGCCGGGAAACTGGCAACGCGTTTCAACTTTTCTACTGACGGCCAGACCTTCTATCGCTCGCAGACTGTCGAGCACTGTGAGCGGATGGCCGAGCAGTATCGGCGAAAGATCATCAGCAGTGTGCCAGTGCCTGGCACGATGGCAAGGAGCGATGACTGATGACTGAGGAAGAGCGGGCCACACTCTACCGCCAGCAGGCACAGGCTCGTGAGCGGGCAGCACTGGCGCGCTACAGAGCATTGGCCGGTTCGACGAGCGCCTACAAAACGCGACTGGACCAGACTGAGCCGCTGCGTTTGGATGATGGCTGGGACTCCATCGAGTACCTGACGCCGGAGGAACAGGATGTTGTCGGCAACTGAGTTGGCGACCATGCGCTCAACGCTCAATGACAGCCTGCCAGATACGGCGCAAGTGCAGCGCAGATCGCTAACAGGTGACGGCGCGGGAGGGTTCACGGAGTCCTGGTCAACCGTGGCGACTGTGGCCTGTCGAGTAGCACCGTCCGGCCAATCGCCACAGGAGCGGGTAATCGCCGAGCGGCTGACAGCGACCAGCGTGTGGACTGTGACGTTGCCAGCACTGACCGATGTGCAGTCAGCAGACCGAATCGTCGTGGGCACGCGGACATTCGAGGTCATTGGCGTACTGGCGCGCAGTGATGAGCTGGCGCGCCGCGTGGTGTGCACTGAGGTGTTGTGATGGCGAAGAGCCTAGTGGTTGCTGAGCTCGTATTTGATCGGCTGCCGGAGCTGCGGGGAGAGTTGAGGCGACAGGCGAGTGCAGCGATTCGCAAGGCGGCCTTTGATATTGAGGCTCACGCGAAGGCCGTAGTGCCAGTGGACACGGGAAACCTGAAGAACAGCATCCAGACAACGATGGAGGATGATCTGACTGCTGTTGTAGGGACCCATGTCGAGTACGCGCCGTATGTCGAGTTTGGCACTTACAAAATGTCCCCCCGCCCATACCTGGGGCCAGCCGCTGAAGCTGTGCGGCCCAGTCTGGAAGCGGACATGAAGAGGCTCCTGGGATGATCGAGACAGTTCGCATCGGGCAGTGGCTGTATACGCTTTTGACTAGTGATACTGGTCCAGGGAAGATCAATACCCTGGTCGACGGTCGCATCTACGCCTACCAGGCGCCAGGTGAGGCCACCTACCCAGTCGTGGTCTACTCTCGGCAGGCTGGTCACGATGTCGTGGGGGTTGGTGCCGCGCGCATCATGGTGAGCGAGGTGTATCAGGTCAAAGCAGTCGGCAAGGGCTCTACAGTCTCGTTCGGGACGATTGGAGCTATCGCAGACCGGATAGATACCCTGCTTCATGGGGCTAGCGGTAGCGTTATGGACGGCAGAATCCTGTCTTGCGTACGCGAGCAGGTGATTTGTTATGTAGAAAATAGCGGTTCAGACGTGTATTCGCATCTGGGCGGGCTGTACCGCATCCAGGTGCAGGGAGTGGAGACATGAGCGAAAGAGCAACGGTCAATCAGGTGGTGCAGATCGGTGTCGAGACGACGCCCGGGACTGCTGTTGCAGCGAGCAAGCTGCTGCAGGCGCTGAATATCGAGCCGGCGATCAAGATCAAGACGCAGGCCTTCCGGCCTTTGGGCGGCAAGTTCACGACTATAGCCGCTCCAGGCGAAGACTACGTAGAGGCGAAGATCAGCGGGGACGTGGCCTGCTACAACCATCTGGCATACCTGCTGTCGAGCGTGCTGGCCTACGCTGCGCCGGTGCAGCAGGGTACCACGACGGCGTATCTCTGGACGTTCACACCGGCCCAGAGCGTCGAAGACACGATCAAGACGTTCACGGTGGAGCAGGGCAGCAGCGTCCGAGCTGGTAAGTTTACGTATGGGCTCGTGACCGAGTTCGGACTCAAGTTCGACCGCGAGAAAATCGAGGTCTCAGGATCGATGCTTGGCCAGGCGTATCAGGACGGCATCACGATGACCGCCAGTCCCACGGCCATCGCTGTGCAGCCGATTCTCCCGACGGCGCTGGACGTGTACCTGGACAGCACCAGTGGCGGCATCGGCACGACCAAGCTCACGCGAGCACTGTCAG